ATGAGGTTTATATTATGTCAGAGTTTTTATGGGTTGAGAAGTATCGACCTAAAAAAATTAGTGAGTGTATTCTTACAGAAGAACTTAAAAATACATTTACACAATTCCTAAAACAAAAAGAAATACCCAATCTATTACTATCAGGTAGTGCTGGTACTGGTAAGACAACTGTCGCCAGAGCATTATGTGAAGAATTACATTGTGATTATATTATCATAAATGGTTCAGATGAGGGTAGACAAATTGATACTGTAAGAAGTAAAATTAAGAACTTTGCTTCAACTGTATCTCTTACCGAAGACGCAAATCACAAAGTTATCATCATTGATGAAGCAGATTATATGAACGCTGATAGTGTTCAACCTGCGTTAAGAAATTTCATTGAAACATTTTATAAGAATTGTAGATTTATCTTTACTTGTAATTATAAGAATAAGATTATACCAGCGTTACATAGTCGTTGTACAGTCATAGACTTTAAGATTACAAACGGTCAAGTCAAAAAGACAGCGGCCTCTTTTATGAAACGTATGGAAGAAGTCTTAAAGGGTGAGAATATCGAGTTTGATAAGAAGGTACTAGCAGAACTTATCCAGAAGTATTATCCCGACTTTAGACGAACTATAAACGAGCTACAGCGGTATTCAGTAAGGGGTAAGATAGATAGTGGTATACTTTTCAATCTATCAGAGGCGAATACAAAAGAACTCATCTCAACTCTAAAAGAGAAACGATTTAATGATATGAGAAAATGGGTTGTTCAAAACCTTGACAAAGAACCATCATCTCTATTCAAATCTTTATATGAAACTCTATACACGAATTTAGATTCTAAATCAGTACCACAAATGATATTAATTTTGGCTGGATACCAATATAAATCTGCGTTTGTCGCTGATCAGGAAATAAATATGGTTGCATGCCTAACCGAAATAATGGCTGGGTGTAAGTTTAAGTAAGAGGATATAATGGCGAGAAGAACGTTATTTAGAACATTAATAGTAAAATTAAGAATGTTTTGGGCTGATATAAGAGGTCATCACGGTAAAAGATGGGATTATGAACCAGGTGATTGGTATATGGGCAGACACAATAAAAGAAAGTAAACAAGGGCCGCTTTAGCTCAGCTGGTAGAGCAACTGATTTGTAATCAGTAGGTCCGCGGTTCGAATCCGTGAAGCGGCACCACGAGGTATATTATGTATGAATTGAAAGATTATCTAAACGCAATCAACTTCACAAAAGAAAATCTATTAGACACAGACGATTTAACGTGGGAAAAGAAGTATCCTCCCTTTATCATTAATAAGTGTTTATCTATGCATTATGACTGTATTGCTCAGGCAAATGAGATGAATGGGTATCACTTTTTAGACAAACAGGTTCAGTTTCGTTTTTACATAAATAGTATTAGAAAAAGTAAGCGATTTGGTGGGAAGTGGTTATCACAATCCAAATTGAAAAATTTAGAGTATGTAAAAGAGTATTATGGTTATAGTAATGAGAAGGCTAAACAGGCACTCAACATACTAAAAGACGAACAAATTGAACATATAAAAGAAGCCTTAAATAAAGGTGGGAGAAAAAAATGAGTGAGGAAACTATACATTGGTCGCCAGAAAGTATGTTAGAGGTTACTATCAAACAACCAGACGACTTCCTAAAGATCAGAGAAACGCTGACACGTATCGGTGTCGCTAGTCGAAAAGATAAAACATTATATCAATCTTGTCATATCTTACACAAACAAGGCAAATACTATATCACACACTTTAAAGAACTATTTGCGCTAGATGGTAAGAAAGCAACATTAACAGAGAACGATATTCAAAGACGTAATACTATATCTATTCTTTTACAAGATTGGAACCTAATTGATATTGTAGATAAAGCAAAATCCGAAAACAAAGCACCTTTAAGTCAAATTAAAGTGTTACCTTTTAAAGAAAAAAAAGAATGGATACTATCTGCTAAATACAATATTGGAAAAAAAATTGACGAGAATAAGGAAGAAGTAAAATCAGAGAATGACTAAATGTTGGTTCCAAAGTTTAAAGAATATATTACAGAACAAGATTTAAGTCGTAAAGATAAACCTATCACGGTTGCTATCATTACGAAATCAAATCCTAATGTTAAGAAGCAAAAGGCTGGAGAAACACCTAAAAAAGAACTAACTGTAAGTCTTATAGAAAAGGCTTGTAAGAAAAAAGGTTTTGAGTGTGTTATTATTAATACAAAACACGCTATCATCACAGCAAAAGACGAAGATAAAAATACTTTAACTGTCTACAACTATGACGGTAAAGATTCTGAACATACATTTATAGGTAAAGATACTGTTTGTATTACAAGAGCTGGTTCTATTGAAGACGAAGCTGGTCTATCTTTATTATCTGCCTTTCAAAATTCATCTTCATTTATGTTAAACACAAGAGCAGCAATGCTAACTTGTGATAATAAATTAACTTCAGCACTATTATTTGAGAAGTACGGTATACCAACACCAAGAACAGCATTTGTATCTAACGAAAAAAACATAGAAGACGCTGTAAAATTAGTTGGTAGTAAGTTTCCAATTATACTTAAAACACTTACAGGTACACAAGGTATTGGTGTAATTAAAATAGAAAGTATGGATAGTTTAGTTTCTACAATACAAGCGTTATGGAAACACGATGCAGAAGTATTAATACAAGAATATATGCAAGTAGATGGTGATGTTAGAACTTTAGTTGTTGATAATAAAATCTTTGCTTCTACAAATAGAATTGCGGCTAAAGGTGAGTTTCGTTCAAATACTCATAGAGGCGCAACACCAAAACCATATAAATTAAGTGAAGAAGAACAAGAAATTATTTTAAAAGCAGCTAGAGCTTCAAAAGCTTATTTAGTTGGAGTTGACCATATTGTATATAAAGGTAAACCTTACATATTAGAAATAAATGGTAGTCCTGGTTCAGGCGCAGAATATGAAGGTTATCAATATAAAGATTACTATTCTGATCCAGAACCATCAGGCGCTATTGGTGGTGAGGAATTAATGTATGATATTATTGATTGGGTATCTAAAAGAACTCATTGGGATAGACAAGCAGCCGCGGAATGTGGTTGGTTAGAAACTGTAGAATTAGATGAGATAGGTAAAGTTAGAGCTAAGTTTGATACAGGAAATGGTTCACTTGCTTGTGCTTTACACGCAGATGAAATTTTAGAAAAAAACAAAGTTATCAAGTGGAAGTTTAATGGTAAAACATATTCTAAACCAAGACACGGTATAAGTAAAGTTTATAGAGCAAATGCTGATGGTGAAGAACCATCAGAAGTAAGACCAACTATATTAATGGACATTTCATTTAATGGATTTACTTATAAAGATATAGAAGTTGGTTTAGATCAGAGACCAAGATCAGGTTCAGATTTACTTATCAATAGAGATTTAATGCGACAAATGAATGTAAGTGTCAACCCTAATAGAACTTTCGTATTAAGTAAAAGATTAAGACCAATAGATAAAAAGGGTAAAGAAGACAAAATTGGTTTTGAAAAATAACATTGACATTTAAGTCAAGTTATGATATATTAAAACAATAAGGAGTTATTATGTCAGATGTGAAGATATTAAGATTAACAACAGGCGAAGATGTGATCGCCAAAACTACATTTAATTTTGAAAAAAATACAGTAAGTTTAAAACAACCTTTTGTGATTATACCTCATCAACAAGGTCCAGGAAAACCTGTACAATTAATGATGACTTTGTATAGTCCATACTCAAAAGAAAATACAGTAGAACTCAAAGACGCAAATATTATTTCAATGGTTGATCCAAAAGATGAAATACTATCATCTTATCAACAAAATACAAGTAGTATTTTAACTGCGCCAGGACTTATAACAGAAACTAAAGTACCGAAGTTATAATGATTACGGTTTATTTTGCTAGAAATGGCAATTTAATACCTGTCAAAGTAAATGCAGGTATGACATTAATGGAAGCAGCTAGAGATTTTTCTGAAACTTCCATACCAGAAATACCAGCAGATTGTTCAGGTTGTTGTGCGTGTGCAACTTGTCACGTACATATTGATGAAACGTGGGTTGACAAAGTTGATAAAATAGATTATAATACAGCAGAGATTGAATTATTAGAATATGAAAAAAACTTTGATGATAAAAAAAGCAGACTATCTTGTCAAATAACATTAACAAAAAAACACGATGGTTTGATTGCTCATTTATTGGGGGATTAGCTCAGCTGGGAGAGCGCCTGATTTGCATTCAGGAGGTCAGCGGTTCGATCCCGCTATCCTCCACCAAACTAAATTATGAACTTTTATAAAAACGTTATCGAACATAGAGGCAAATTACTTGTACGTGGTATACACGAGGGAAAAGAATACAAAAATAAAATAGATTATAGTCCAACTTTATACGCAATCACACAAGAAGAAACTCAATTTAAAACATTAAAAGGTCAACATCTTAAACCTATTCAGTTTGGAAGTATTGTAAAAGCGAGAGAATTTAAGAAAACTTATGACACAGGTAACTCACCAATATATGGAATGGACCGTTACCAATATCAATATATTGCAGATGAATATCCAGAAACAATAGAGTTTTCAAAAGAACATATCAAAATCTTTACTGTTGATATAGAATGTAGTGCTGAAAATGGTTTTCCTGACGTAGAAAATCCAACAGAAGAACTACTAGCAATCACAGTTAAAAATCAATCTAATAAACAAATTATTACTTGGGGTACAGGTGACTTTAAAACAGATCGATCAGATGTAACTTATATAAGATGTAAGTCAGAAAAGTCTTTGATTATGGAATTTATGAAGTTTTGGATTAAGAATTATCCTGATATTATCACTGGTTGGAATACAAAGTTTTTTGATATACCTTATCTATTCAATCGTATTAGAAACCTTGTTGATGAAAAAGTTATTAAAAGATTTTCACCTTGGAATTTAGTTGAAAGAGAATCCATTGTAGTACGAGGAAGACCACAAACTCATTATAACATCTTTGGTATTGTAATGTTAGATTACTTGGACTTATATCAAAAGTTTATACCACAAAGACAAGAGAGTTATAAGTTAGACTATATTGGTAAAGTAGAACTTGGTATACAAAAGAATGAAAACCCTTATGATACATTTAGAGAATGGTACACAAAAGACTTTCAATCATTTATTGATTACAATATAAAAGACGTAGAAATTGTTGACGGCTTAGAAGACAAATTAAAATTAATCGAACTTGTATTAACAATGGCGT